CTTGAACGTCAGTAACATTAACTACGATAAATGATTTAGGTGTTTGCATTGCACCTGAAATACGTACTTCAGTAAGATATTTTTGTTGGTTAAAGTCGATATCGAATTGTTCGAATGTTGCAACTTCACCACCTTTAGAAGTACCGAATACATAGTCAGATAGATTACCAATTACTAGTGTTCCTTGAGGAAGTGGGTAGTAATCGCTAACTTCTGTACATCCAAAATAAGCTGCGATTTGGTCATTTGTAGGAATACGGTTAGCATCTGCAGATCCACCATATAAGTAGCTTCCACTAGCAGTTTTCAATGTTTTAAGTTTAGCAAGGTCAAATGGGTTAATATATAATGATGGTGAACCAGAGCCTTGATATACAGGAAGGGTCATTTGAACATCGTCTACAACAGATTTCCAGTTAGCTGAAGTAACTTTAATTGTGTAAAGGTCATCATCAGTAATGATTGGACGAACATGTTCTGGATCGATGTGTTCAGGGTTCTTTTGGCCATCAACAATTGCTTTACGTCCATCTCCAAGGAATGCAGCACGAACAAGTTCTTCTTGCAATTTAGCACGTTGTGTAGCTTTCTTGAATTCAATAATATCAATACCATTTTCTTCGATATCAATAATATCATCACGGTCCATACGAGTTTTACGGATTACAGTGTGTGGAGTTGTTTCGCGGTAGAATACTCGTTCAATTGATTCGAGTTTTTGATTACCTTTAATATAACCGCGTGCACGAGCTTCATCTTCAGTGATGTCAGCGTAGATATTTTTAATACGAGACATAGGAGATTTACTGAACCCTGCAAGCATTTTCTCTACGTTACGTCCAACTGGGTTGTAAACTTGGATACCTTTTTGTAATTTAGTTTCAGGGAACAACACATCAATATTTTGAATACCATGCTGAAGTGTGATACCTTGTTCAGCACCAATTCCATTATCGACAAGTACACCTGCAAGTGATGATGCACGAGAGTCAATTGCAGATTGAATAAGTGTATCTACTTTATCTGCGTAGAATGAGTTGTGTTGGTCATATGATTGGAATGCGTTGTGTTTCATGAAATGTTCTTCTCCTTCTTCAAAAGCATTATGAGCTACGCTAGCGCCATCGCCACCTTCTCCATCTGATTCAAATCCTCCATCAGCTTCAGCTTCAGTGTCTTCGATAGAACTTGCTTCAGTAATTACAGCAGAGACGGCTTGTACTTGGTCGTCAGTCAATGTTTCAAGCACTTTATCATCTTCATCAGAAAGTGCATCGAAACCATGTTTGAGTCCTTTTAGGACGATTTCTGCTTGATCCTCGTTTAATGTATCGAGTACGTCGCCAACAGTTTTAGACATAGTATTTTCTCCTTGATCTTTATGTTGTAAAATCGTGTCTTCTAATCCCGTATAGATGATACCTGATGATTCATCAAATTCATCACTACCATCATCTGAGTGTGTTAATTTATGTTCAATCAAAGCACCTTTATTGGCACCTTTTAGAACTAGACTAACTTCATAGATTTCTCCATGAGTTACAAAGTTACCATTTTTTTGAATACGATGAGCACCAATAGACATAGCCCATAGGTCACCGTGACTAATAAGTTCTTTTGCATCTTGACCATGCTCAGTATTGTTTAGATACCCATAGCCATATACACCTTCGCTATTGTTATGTAGCATGATATGTCCAATAACGTTAGAGACAGAATTATAATTATGGTTCCAAACTAACGGTACTTTCATACCATCATTACCTTTGAAGGCGTTTTGTTGGATAATTACTCCATCACTGCACTTGATATCATTCTTCGTTACATAACCAGCAAAATCATAGTTTTGTGGTTTCATAAAATATTTCTACTCCTTATTTTATTGCATAACATTTCCGTAGTCATCCGCTGGTTGTGGGTATCCTTCATTAGGATCCATCTGACCAGGTGACATAGTACCGCCATTTTGATTTCCGTCAGAAATATTGCGATTATATAATTCATTAGCTAATGGGTTCGGATGTGGTTTCATACCAATGAAGCTACGAATTTCATTTGGTGTCATAATCGCATTACGAGAGAACAAATCGGCAGAAGATGCTAGTTGTTCAATCGGCAATAGACGGAATGGATCACGATAGAATCTGTACACATGACCTTGTGTACGAGCAGTCTTAGTTAAGAAAGCTACATTAAACGCATCACTAATAGCTTGAAGACAAGGGTCTACAGCACGAGCATTATAAAGATTAATCTCTTGTGCATTAGCTTCTCCTGACAGGATTCTAGAAGTAATACCAACTTCATTATAGAAATCAGTCTTAAGTTTAATAACATCTTCTAGAAGATTATTGGCAATACCGCCACCGGCACTAATAAACTCTTCTTTGTTTTCTAGGAAAGCAATTCCATGTTTAGAAGTAGCCATTTGCTCCTCAATAGAAGCTATACGCTCTTTAGCCTGAGCATTTCGATAGGTAGTACCAGTACCATAAGGTAATTTAATAAAACCATTAAGTTTACCTAATGTAGCGTTGTTATCCAAATCAGTCATAAGTCTAACTTTGTTGTTCAAAAGATTTAGTGTATAATTACTATTTTTAAATATAGTCAAGAAAGGAGACTCGATAATAGCAACGTCACTTTTTGCAACAACAAGAGATTGATCAGTACCTGTCCGATCATTATAGCAGGACACTTTCACATGTCTAGGGAACCATTGTTCGATTCTACCAACACGGATAGAAAGAATATTACCATTATTATCTTTATCAATAGGTACTGCTGCCACAACACCTTCATCAAGCATAGACCAGATTAAATCAAATAAGAAGCTACGACCCGTTTGATCAATATTAGCTTGCAATGTTATACGATTATAAAATTCAGATCCAACAGGTTCCTGATTACCATCAGCGTCAATGATTTTTAAATGGTTGAAATTAACCATGGACGCATCGATAGCGATTCGATTAATTACGGATTTGATAATATCCGATTTATGGAATCCACCATTACTAATATAATGTGGTGAATAATATGTCGACGCTGCTGAGTAGCCACTACTGTTGTTCAATGTGAAACCAGAGTCTAGATTTGAAATATCAGAGAAGCTATTTATTGAGTGTAAAATATTGCTACTCATATTACTCAAATACCTCCTTATTTCTTGAGTAGGCAACCCACGCATCCATCATAGCAGCAACGTTATCGATTTTATCTTCACGACGCTCTTTAGATAGTTTGTAGTTACCGTTGTTATCTTGAAGAACAACGCTATTTCCCATAGCATATTTCATTAGTTCTTCATCAAATATTAGCTGTCTTGCAGTTGCTAATTGTTTTAGTTCGCCTAGAGGTACCGATTCTGTACGAGCTCCTTGGCGTACGGTCTCAATTCCGTATTCGCCATTTTCCATACCCCATCGTTCGACGAATGCACCAGCATTGTAAGGGTCGAACCCAAAAGTTAATATAGCCCAGTCATGAGAGTAAATATAGTCTCGTACGTCCTCATAGATTTCTACCCAGTCAAGGATTGTTCCTCGGCATACAATAAGAGAACCTTCACGGATAAGTTCATCATAACGACTCTTTGTTGCAGACGCAACTTTATTATATTTTACTTCCGAGATATATGAACGGGTTTTAACACCGAAGCAGCCATTACCTAGAGGGAATATCCATGTAAATGCCCAGAAGTCATCGCCTTGTGAAGCATCCATACCCATAGCACATGGTAAATGATCGAAGTTTTGTTTTGGATGCGTGATAGTTTCCTCATATGTAAAGAAGAACGTAAACCCTTCAACAGGAATACCAAAACGCTTCGCCATGATATCATTACGACTTATTGTACTAACTTCTGCACGTTTAACATCGCGCATATAAGTATCGTATGATACAGTAACACCAATATTAGGGCAGGCTTTCATCCACATTTCAGGATGTCCAACTTCTTTAATATCATCTAGTTTATAATACCAGATTGAAGTATGTGGGTCTTCGATTTCTCCACGTAAGATTTGTAGAAGTTCCATTTTGATTGAGTCGCCGACTTTATCACGGACAGTACCTTCTGAGGAAACAGCAAGTATAACATAATCATCAACACCACCTTTGGCAGCAGATTGCTCAAGAGCATCGATTACATTTTCTTTAATATCACATGACAACCATTCATCGACGGTACAGTATTTTGATCGAGCCCCTTGAATTGCATCAATAGTCATAGGGCGCATTTCAAGCAAAGAGTTAGTGAGCTTATTTTCAATACCGCGTTTTGTTGTTGTGAGTTTTTGTTGAGACTCATATGAACGAGATTTATTACTACCTACAGTTAGAACTTGAAATAGTGGACCTCGAGCACGAGCAATAGCTGTGGATAATGGTTGTAGAATTTCCATAGCTTGTCGCATTGTAGGGGCTGTTGTAATTTGTTGAGTAGTAGATGTGTCGTTAACTAGACCATGCATTTGAATAGTGGATTCATATAAGGATTTTGAATTACCACGCGCAATAATCAGGAACTGACGATTTCGTAATCGTTTCTTTTTACGTCTAATAATACGACGACCTGTTTTAGGGTCAATAGTTTCTTCATCTGAATAATAATACCATGCAAATAAATCCTCAGCCCACAGTTTGAATGTTGGTAGCAAAGTTAAAGGCTCACCCGTAGTTAAAGTCAATTCATTTTCACAGAAATCAATGTATCCTTGGATTGCATCCGGATCATAGTAATAGTTTGGGTTCTCTATGTCTCTATCTATACGGTTCATTTGCATAGATATTGTTTCTGGAACTGGGATTTCACCTTTTAACACCGCTTCTCGGAAACGTCCATATTCTTGAGGTACTGCAGTATTACTTATTCTACTCATACTAGGGTACCTCTATTAGCGAGAGTTACGACGACGTTTTGTCTCAATACCACGCTTAGCTGCTAGTTTTACCAACTGTCTATTAGTATAATATTTTGTAGATTTTTCTTTACCATTTTTGTCAAATACTTTAACATATGTACCTTCTGAATGTGTTTCCTTAGTTTTACCTTGTCTACCATGAACATAATCTTTTAGAGATCTAGAAGTTGTTTCTCTGCTCCGACTACCATCATAGTATTTGGTTGTTGTACCATTCTTATTCTTGATAGTATATTCTGGTTTAGCCATATGACTATCATAACCTGTTACGTCTTTACTAATAGGTGCATTGTAAGCTTTCTTTGCTTTATTGTAACTTTTTTGGTACAGATCACCAAACATTTCAGACACACGGCGTCCAGCACGACGAGCTTGTCGTACACGTTGTTTAGCTTCTTCAGACCATTTAGCACCATGTAGAAGTACATCTTCTGTATTGTCAATGGCTTGAATTAGAACATCGTCTCTCATGATTTTATTTCTCCTTTTTTTTATTATTTACACCAGAGTTCATTTGACGATAATATTGGTTATAGATACCAGCAGTTTTACGGGCAGTCTTAA